ATATTAGTTTTTATAAGTATAACTATATATGTATAATCGTAAGTAGTATGGCCCCCTATACGGAATACCTGTACTACTTACGCAATCTCATGGCAAACAAACTAAGTCTTAACAGACAACCTAGTAAGAGTGGCCCGTATACTTAGACTGTATGACTGATCATTATACTATTTAACGTATATGCACCCATAGACTATTAGCCTCTAGATAAAACTTGTACAGTTTGCATCTGTAAATCTTTATGCTAAAGGAGTTTTATTATGGCATTTGGAGTAGCATCGGGCTATACAAACTTACCGAACGGTAACTTCTCGCCCGTAATTTACAGCAAACAGGTGCAACTTGCATTTCGCAAAGCATCCATTGCTGACGCAATCACTAACAATGATTACTTCGGTGAAATCGCCAACATGGGCGACACTGTTAAAATCATTAAAGAACCTGAAATCTCAGTATCTGCATATCTACGTGGTACAACAATCACACCACAAGATTTGACAGATAGCGATTTCTCACTAGTCGTAGATAAGGCGAACTATTTTGCCTTCAAGGTTGACGATATTGAAGAGGCGCACAGCCACGTCAATTTCCAAACCCTTGCCTCTGATCGTGCGGCGTATCGTCTAGCTGACCAGTATGACCAAGAAGTTCTTGGCTACCTATCTGGTTATGCACAGTCTGCTCTACATACTAATGCTGATGGTGTTAACACTACAGTAAACGGTACTAAAGCAAACTCATCTGCAGGTTCAGACGAATTGTTGGCAGCTAACAAACTAGACCACACCTCTTTTGGTAACATGTCTGGTGGTAGTGCTGGTGACTCGATCCCAGTTGCTGCTCGTCTTCCAGGCGCAACAGCATTGCCAACAGCGTATGTTTCACCAGCTATGTTGCTATCTCGTATGGCACGTATCATGGATGGACAAAACGTTCCAACTACAGGTCGTTGGGTTGTCATTTCACCTGAAATGATGGAAGTTCTTCGTGACGAAGATTCACGCTTGTTGAACGCAGACTTCGGCGGTTCTGGCCTACAAAATGGCTTGGTATTGAACAACCTACACGGCTTCCGTGTACACGTTTCAAACAACTTGCCATCAGTTGGTACAGGTGCTGCAACTACAGGTACAACACCACAATCAACTAACTACGGTGTAATCGTATCTGGTCACGATTCATCTGTTGCAACTGCAGAGCAGATCAACAAGACTGAAACATACCGTGATCCAGACTCATTCGCTGATATCGTTCGTGGTATGCACCTATATGGTCGCAAAATCCTACGTCCAGAAGCGTTGGTCACAGCACGTTACAACCTAGCGTAAGTAAAATAACTAAGGGGGCTGCATTACTGTGGCCCTCTTATGCTATTAAAACAAACAAGGACATTCCCAATGGCAATCACTACGGCAATGTGTAACAGCTTCAAGCAAGAATTACTTGGGGGTGTTCACGATTTAGATACGGACTCTTTGAAAATTGCACTTATCAAAGATACTCCTACTGGCACTTATGGTGCTGCTACAACAAACTACTCTGACGTGACAGGCAACTCTGACGAAGCGACAGGTACAAACTATACAGCAGGTGGTCAGGTTCTTGACTCTGCTACTATTTCTCTTTCTGGTTCTACAGCATTTGTTGACTTTGCAGACGAGGTTTTCACTAACCTAACTATTTCTGCTGACGGTGCAATCATTTATAACGCATCACAAGGCAACAAAGCTATTGCAGTATTTGACTTCGGCGGTACAGTTACAGCTACATCTGGTGACTTTACTGTTGTATTCCCGACTGCAGATAGTTCTAACGCTGTTATCCGTATCAGCTAATAAGGTATTACACAATGGCATTAGTAATTAAAGATCGTGTTAAAGAAGGTACTACTACCACAGGTACGGGTGATATTACCCTAGCTGGTGCTGGTGCTACTTTTTCTACATTCCAGTCACATATGACAAATGGCGACACTACATACTATGCCATTGTGCATACCACTTCTGGTGTGGATGAATGGGAAGTTGGTATTGGTACGTGGAACACAGGTAACACTCTTACACGTACTACTATCATTGACGGCTCTAACGGTACATCTGCTGTTAACTTTAGTGGTGGTACTAAGAACGTCTTTATGACAGCCCCTGCAGATAAGTCTGTATTGAAAGATGCAAGTGGCAACCTAGCTGCTGTATCTCTATCTAACTTTGACACAGATGATCTGGCAGAAGGTTCTAACTTATATTTTACTACAGCACGTATTGACGCACATCTATCTGGTGGTACAGGCGTAACATACTCTTCTGGCGCAATCTCTATTGGTCAGGCTGTAGGTACATCCGATAACGTAACATTCAACAACATTACATCAACAGGTACAGTAACTCTAGCAGGTGATCCGACTTCGGCATTACAAGCTGCGACAAAAGAGTACGTGGACACGATTGCTGCAGCAGGTATTCACTACCATACTCCTGTACGTGTTGAAGCACCAAGCAACCTAAACGCTACGTATGACAACGGTACGGCAGGTGTAGGTGCTACTCTTACCAACGCAGGTACAAATGCCGCTATCACTATTGATGGTGTGGCTCTAAGCCTTAATGATCGTGTACTTGTGTATAACCAAACTAATGCAGCACACAACGGTATCTACTATGTCTCTACTGTAGGTGATGGCTCTACTGCATGGGTACTTACACGTACTACAGATGCAGATAGTTATGGTTCATCAGATAAAGATGCTCTAGGTGAAGGTGATGCTTTCTTCGTTAAAGAAGGTGCTACAGGTGCTGGTGAACTTTATGTGATGAACACTAGTGGTACTATTACGTTTGGTACTACTAACATCACATTCACAGTTATTGCTGAGACAGCCGTATACAGCGCAGGGGACAGCCTAACACTTACAGGTACTACCTTCGATACAGTACAGGATATCCGCACTACAGCAAGCCCTACATTCGCTGGTGTGACTGCTCCGCTTACAGGTAACGTCACAGGTAATGTTACTGGTAACGTCACAGGTGATGTAACAGGTAACCTGACAGGTAACGTAACAGGTAACGCTGACACAGCTACAGCCCTAGCCACAGCACGTACTATTCAGCTATCAGGTGACGTAACAGGTAGTGCTACCTTCGATGGCTCTGCTAACATCAACATTACTACTGCTGTAGGTGACGACTCCCACTCACACGTTATATCTAACGTAGATGGACTACAGACTGCACTAGATGGTAAAACACCTACTACTCGTACTATTACTGCAGGTAATGGTCTTACTGGTGGTGGAGACTTATCAGCTAATAGAACGTTTAACGTAGGGGCTGGTACAGGTGTTACAGTTAACGCTGACACCGTTGCCATTGGTCAAGATGTTGCTACTACAGCTAACGTAACATTTAACAATATCACAGTAACAGGTACAGTAGATGGACGTGATGTAGCTGCAGATGGTACTAAGCTAGACGGTATTGAATCTGGTGCTACTGCTGACCAGACAATCACTGCAGGTAGCGGTCTAACTGGTGGTGGTACAGGTAACGTAACACTAAGCCACGCCGACACTTCATCACAAGCAAGCCTTACAGCGCTTACAGGTGCTGCTGTAGTAAGTGACATAGATTTAGACACTTACGGTCACGTCACAGCACTAGCTACACGTACTCTTACTCTAGCTAACTTGGGCTACACAGGTGAGACTAATGCTACAGCAGATCAGACTGCTGCAGAGATTCGTGCCTTAGTAGAGTCTGCTACAGATAGTAACGTCTTTACAGATGCTGACCATACAAAACTTAACGGCATAGAATCTGGTGCTACTGCTGACCAGACTGCTGCAGAGATACTTACTGCTATCAAAACTGTAGACGGCTCTGGTTCAGGCTTAGATGCTGATACTCTTGATGGTAATCAAGCCAGCGCTTTTGCTTTAGCAGGACACACGCACAGTTATTTACCGTTATCTGGTGGTACATTAACTGGCGCTCTTAACATGGGCGCTAACAATATTCAAATGAGCAATTCTGACATTACTGGTGTTAACCAAATCACCATTAATGACCCTGGCGAAGGTATTGTCTTTACTGGAACTACTACCGTTTATCTTTACGCTATTGATGATGCCAGTGACAGCATCATGAATTTTGGGGGTGCATCAGAACTTCGTAGAAATAACAATAAAGTGTGGGATGCTGGCAACGACGGTTCTGGCTCTGGCCTAGATGCTGACCTCTTGGATGGTTACCACGCTTCATCATTTCACATTAACAGCTACGACAATGATATGACCTGTAATGGAGGTTATGCTGATAACTGGTGGCGTTCTAGTGGTCAAACAGGTTGGTATAGTTCAGACTACGGTGGCGGTATCTACATGACAGACACCACATGGGTGCGTGTTTATAACGGTAAGGCTTTCTTAGTCAGTAGCGAGATTGCAGCGACAGGTAACGTCACGGCATACTACTCAGATGAACGCCTAAAGACTAAGACAGGTGACATTGAAGGTGCGCTAGAAAAGATCAAACAACTTAACGGTTTCTACTATGTTGAGAATGATCTAGCCAAAGAAAAAGGTTATAACAACGACAAGCAACAGGTAGCACTATCTGCGCAAGATGTTCAGGCTGTTATACCAGAGGCAGTAAGCCTAGCACCATTCGATATGAAAACACTAGAAGATGGTACAATCGTATCTGAATCTGGTGAGGATTACCTAACAGTAGACTATGCACGTCTTGTACCTCTGTTGGTAGAAGCAATCAAAGAACAGCAACAACAGATTGACGAACTGAAAGCTAAGTTGGAGGCTTAATAGATGGCAGTACCTACAGGCACAGCTTCTCTGCTAGACATCCAGAACGAATTTGGCGGAAGCGCTCCGATCAGTTTGTCTGAATATTACGGCGCTGCGTCTGGTGTTCCTACAAGCGGCACAATCAGCATTAACGATTTTCGAGGTAAATCCAACACTGTAAACGTCACGTTTTTGCTTATCGGAGGTGGCGGCGGCGCTGGTTCAACCAATAGCGGAAGACCAGGAGGGGGCGGCGGCGCTGGCGGCGTTCTACACGGGACGATTGCCGTTGCACCAGGAACCTATAGCTTTACGATTGGTGCAGGCGGCTCTGGTGGCGGCGGGTCAAATGGTGGCAACAGCACATTGACAATCGGGTCCGTTCTGACCGCATACGGCGGCGGCTTGGGTCATTACAGTAG